GCAATCGCAAGCGCCTGATGCAAACATGGTATTAGCTCAAGCCGAAGACAAAAAGGCACAGGCAGATCTAGCCAAGATCGAGGTAGACGCCTACAACGCCGAGACCAATCGCATGAAAGTGATGTTCGAGGCGCAGAAGCTTGGGATTGATTTGGAGTTGAAAGAGGCAGACCTAACCAGCAAGCAGATTGACAATATGCAGAAGTTAAGGGTTCCTCGCGTTCCTAATGGCACGCAGGTCAACTCTTTTCAAGGCTAATTTGCATTAAGTTAAGTTAAGCTATAAAATAACATCACTTGGCGAAGGCATACGCAAACCCTACCGGAGGGCGTCCGGGTTTATCGAACATAGCGAGTAATCTATGCATGAAATGAGTCTGGCTGATTTAAAAGCCTTGGCAGCGGCGGAAGATAAGCAAGAAGCACCGGCCAGTGCTGAAAGTGAAGCGGAAGTTGTTGAGGAAGTAGCAAAAGTCGAGCAAGAAACTGAGGAAGTCGAGGCGGAAGATGCTGACGCGGAAACAGAAGAAAGCGACGACGAAAGCGAAACCGAAGAATGGGCGAGGCCAGCAAAAGGCGCTGTACCTCTTGAAAAACATGTTGAAGTTAGGCAGAAGTTAAAGGCCAAGCTTCATGATGCTACTGACGAGCTTGATCGATTAAGAGCAGAAGTAGAGGCATTACGAAAGGGTTCTGTGGTTGCACAGCAGGATCAACAAGCGCCACGGCGCCCGTCCTTGTCTGATGCAGATATTGGATACGACGACGAGAAGTATGCCGAGCGGATGGCTCAATACACCGATGAAATGATTGAGTACAAGTTAAAATCTGTCCAATCAAATCAGGCTAAGCAGTCGCAGCAACAGCAGTTTGAGATGGAGATTAAAAGCGCCGTTGATAAGCACTATGAACGAGCAGAAGCGTTAGTAAACAAGAAGATAGTGAGCGCGGAGAACTATCAAGCAGCTGATCACATTGTCAGAAAAACTGTCGAAGAAATACTCCCGGGTATGGGCGAGGTAGTAACTGACAACATCATCGCAAGGCTTGGTGAAGGCTCTGAAAAGGTTATCTATCACTTGGGCATTAACCCTGCTGCACTGTCGAAGCTGAAGGAGGCTTTCCGTTCTGACCCTACAGGGTTCGCTGCAAGCATCTACATGGGCGAGCTTAAAGCTAAGTTCAACTCAGCAACGGCAGAAAAACCCGAACGCTCTTTGCGACCAGACAAGCCGCTTAGCGGCACTGCTAAATCCTCAAGCTCTGCACTAAGTAAGTACAGGGCGGCGGAAAAAGCCGGTGATATTTCCGGCATGATTGCAGCCAAGCGTCTGGCCAAAGAGAAAAAAATTGATATCTCTAATTGGTAGGTAATTAATCATGGCAGCATTAACAGCAACAAAGATTGTCGCGGAGTATATGGGTCAAGCTGTTGAGACGTTCGAGTCACAGCAAACCCTGTTAAGCCGCGTTAAAGTAATTAACGACATTGATCCGGCAAAAATGGAAAATGGCAATAACACCATTTGGCGCCGCGTTGTGCAGGAAGGGGCCAGCCTTGACGGTTGGGATCTCACCGGCCAAGAGCAGGGGATTATCTCCCAGGGTTATTATGCATACCTTGGCACTCCTGAGAACACGTTCGTAGGTCTTCGCGTAGATGATTTGCGCGATATGTCCTACATTCGAGATCAAGCGGCAGCCGATGGTGAAAAACGCGCATCTGTACTGAATAAGCGCATCAACGACACAATCCGCACTACCGGATCAATGTACATTCGCACCAACGTGACCGACGGTTTCGACTTTGTGTCTCAGGCTCAAGCGGCACTGGATAAGCGCCAATCGCGCACCCCTGATCGCACTATTGCGTTTAACGACACTCACAACCGTTTGTTTGGTTCATCCTTAGCATCTCGTCAGACCTTGCAAGGCCAACCAAACGCGACTTACCAGTCTGGCGAGCTTTACAAAAACATCGCAGGCTTTGATGTGATCAAGTCATCGTCTATTGGCCAGTTGTCTGGTGGTGCTGCTATCGGCACTACTGTTACCGCGAACGTGTCGCTTGCTCCTCTGGGCGGTACCGCAACCAACCCAGCTTTGTCTACTGCGCAATTGTCAGTAGTCAACAACGATTACCGCTACGGCACTATCCCCGTGACCGCATCGGCGTCTTATAACGTTGGCGACCGGGTAAAGTTCACAAACCCAAGTACCGGCGACGTTCTTGCCGTTGGTCGCGATGACAACACCGTAACCGATGAGGCAATGACCTTCGTGATCGTTGATAAGCCGAGCGGCACCAGTCTTGTCGTATGGCCTCGCCCGATTGCTGCTGATGATCCTGCGTTGAGCGCGAGCGAAAAGCAGTACGCGAACATCAATACTCGCATCCTCAATACTGCAGTTGTCAACCGCGTCAACCTGGATGCCAGCACCCAGCCTTCGCTCTTCTGGCAAAAAGACTCCATCGAAGTGGTGGGAGGTAAAGTGCCAATGGAGTTGTTGGGGCAATGGGGCGGCATGAAAGTGGCAACCGAGCGCCTAAGTAATGGCCTGTACATGTACATGCTATATGATGGCAATATCGCCAACCTACAAGCCCGCTGGCGGATGTTCATTTGGTACGGCGTGAACAACGCTAAACCAATGGATAACGGCGTGATAGTCAAGTTTTAATGCTGTATAATTGGGGGCGTAGAGATACGCCCCTTTTTTTTATTGCGGAGTTGTTTTATGTCTTACGCTTTATATCGAAAAGGTCATTCGCACTGGGTTAAAAATTCAAACGGCGATGATGTTAATTGTGAGATTAAGCGCGTCGAGCTAAATGAGCTTGATGATTATCGCGCTGCAGGTTGGGTTGATAATGTCGATGATATCGATAAAGAGCCAAAGAAAATCGCCAAGCAGGCTAAATAATGAAAACAAAAATCCAACTGGCATCACAGACATTTGACGAGCTACGCATTAATGGCATCACATCGAATGCGGATAGTGAGGATATTGTCTTGGCGCTTGAGAGCCTTGAGCAGCTTGTATCTGAGCTAACCTTCGACATCGGCTGGCGTTTTGGTTCAGATCCCAACGAAGTGACCGGCATCCCGATGTGGGCTGAGTCGGCAATTTATTTGTCGCTGGCCGTTCGTATCGCTGACCGGTACGGAAAGCAGATCAGCCCGATGAAAGCGGATGCCGCAATGAGCCGTCTGATTGGCAGGGTTAAAAAGCCACGCCTTGTCGGTTACCCGGCCAACATGCCCGCTGGCCTTGGCAATCGCCGCCAATACCGCTCTATCGATATTTTCATGCCGCAGGTTGTTGAAGCCCCAAATGATGTGAATACCGAAACCATGTCTTACGGTGATGTGCGCCTGATAACCATCGACTTCACAGATGTTCTGCAGCCTGGCGAGCTGATCCAGTCATACACAAAAGAGCCAAGCGAGGGCCTGACAATCACCGGCGATTCATTTGCTGATAACGTGATCACATTTACCGTTAAAGCTGACGACTTGGCGTATCAGTTTGTAATATTCAAAGTAACTGGCGACCTTGGCACGGTGGTTAATCGCAGGATAGATTTTGATGTGTCAATTGCTGAACCAATTCGCGGGAATCCATAATGCCGACAATCCCAATCCCGATTATTTGCGGTGATAAGACAAAGCCGGATACTGATTATTTTGATGCGCTGCCGGTCAATATGATTGCAGTTCAGCGCGATGTTCTTGGTTCTCAGGGCTATCTAATATCTCATGACGGGATTGATTCGCTGGCTACAGGTCATGGTATTGATCGCGGCGCAATCTACAATGAGCGCATGGGCAAGCACTTGAGAGTTTCAGGTCAAAAGCTTGTAAATTTGGCGGGCGGTTTAGCATCTATTGTTGGTGACATTCCTGGGGCCGACTTGGTGAGCATGGATTACTCATTTAATTCGACCGGCATAGTTGCTGATGGGCGCATGTTTTTATACTCGGGCACAGCATTAACAGAGGTTACAGATCCAGATCTTGGCAGCCCGATATCTATGTGCTGGATCGATGGCTATTACTTTCTGACCGACGGGGAAAGCCTTTACCACACTGATATCACAAATGAGGCCAGCATTGACCCGCTGAAGTTCGCCACGTCAGAGCTATCACCTGATCCAACTTTGGCGGTGGGGCGCACGCAAGATAATCTGGCTATAGTGTTTAACCGATACACCACGGAATACTTTATCAATGAGGCGAATGAGCAGTTCGCTTTTTCTCGCCTAAATCAGAAAGCGGTCTCTGTCGGCATAGTGGGGACGCACTGCTGGTGCGAAATGGGCGGAGACATTTACATTCTTGGCGGGCCAAAGCACGCACAGGTGAGCTTGATGATTCTCGGCGCGGGGCAGGCAGTGGCGGTGAGTACGCGGTCGGTAGATAAAATCATTGCTTCCTATGCAGAAGCTCAGTTGTCGCGCTGCAAAATAGAGTGCAGGGTTGAACATGGTGACGAGCTAATCTATGTTCACCTGCCCACGCAAACCCTGTGCTTTAATAACGCCATAGCAAAAAAGTTTGGAATTAATTCTGCGTGGTCATACCTGAAAAGCGGGCAGAATCAATGGCGCTGCATTAATGGGGTTCGTGATCCACTGCAAAACAAATGGGTGTATGGTGACAAGATTGACGGAAGGATCGGCGCGATTAATAGTGAATCAGCTTCACAATACGCAGAAGCGGTGCACAGTGAGTTTTATACGCCATTGGTGCCGATTGAATCATTGAGCATTAATTCTGTTGAGATAAACACAATACCAGGGGTTCCTTCTACAACTGAAAGCCTATTCGTGTCCACCACCAGAGATGGCAATTATTACTCCCAAGAATGGAGCAAAGAAGTCACTGTTAATGCGAATTACAATCAGCGATACATAGTCAGACGCCTTGGCTATGTGCGCAAGAGCATCGGGCTTAAATTCCGCTCATTAAACAAAGGCAAATTGAACGTATCGGGGTTGATTGCTGATGCCAGTTAAAAGCGGGCAGTATTACAGGACCGAGCAAGAGATCGCAAAATTAATGCGAGGGTCTGGTCTGCCCACCGAATTTATAAACCCTTTTGTAAAAGATTACGCAGCAGTCAAGGGGGATATAGAGGCCAGCGACCAAAGCCTTATAGGAATTGCGGAGGATGTTGCGGCTATTGATGTCAGAGTGTCTTCGGCAGAGTCGGAAATATCAGGACTGAATGCTGATGTTTTATCATTAAGTACAGCGGTTATCGATCTTACGTCGAGAACGTCGGATCTTGAAGACAGGCTGACACCTGTTGAGACGGATCTATCCTCAGTGATAACCGGCCTTGCATTGCATGAATCGCAGCAAAGCGCGCACGGTGCGACCGGGGATATAGTTGGGACTGATGATTTTTGCACCATCACCACGGGCGGTACGGTTTTGCTGGCAGCTTTTTTGGCATCCAGCCCAACAAGCTCTCTATCTATAACGACAACCCCAACAGCCCCAAGCGCCGCATATTCGCAGGCGGAGGCCTTAACATGGGTGGCGACAATCAACGAGTTAAAGGCCGATTTTAACGCCCTAATCACTGCCTATAATTCGCTTGTCGGTAATGTTAATGCGATAATCAGCACGCAAAAAACGGCAAGGCAGAGGCAGACATGATCATAAGACCCATTGATAATATTGAGCTGATCAAGGAGACAATGCTAAAGCCGTACATATGGCCGCACATTCACGACGACACTGCATCATCGGATGAATTTGTCCCGGTTGATCCCGTAGACGGTTGGATTATGTACCTAGGCGTTTTCGATGATGATTATTGTGGGTTTTTCCTTGTGGTAAGAAAAAATTCAATAACTTATGAGATTCACACGGTGCTGGAAAAATGGTGCCGTGGATCGCGCGCAATACAGGCCGCCAAAGCGGTGGTTGAGTGGATATTTGATAACACGGATTGCCAGCGGTTAGTCACAGAAATCCCGGAAGGAAACATTACAGCCGAACGACTGGCTATTAATGCTGGTTTGTCGCAATACGGATTAAACGAGCATTCATTCAAGCTAGATAATGTGGTAAAATCCGTAAAACTTTACGGTATTACCAAGGGGTAATATATGCCAGCAGCAGTTTTAGGGGTTGCCGCAGTAGGTGGGGCAATATCATCCTACCAAAGCTCCAAAAAGGGCGCCAAAGCAACCACTCAGGCGGCCAATCAAGCCACGGCACTGCAGCGTGATCAATACCAGCAGGGCTTGAAAGAGGTTGCTCCATTTAAGCAGGTGGGCATTGGCGCGCTTGAAAATCTATCGGCGGCAGCAAACCAACCGGCAGAGCAGTTCGCTTATCGTGAGCCGGGCCAATACCTGAATGAATATTTCAACTCTCCAGAATTCCAAGCCTTAAACGCTCAAGCAACCGACCAGATTTTACGCAACCGCTCGGTCACTGGAGGCCTTCGCAGCGGTGGTTCTAATGTCGATTTAGCAAATATCGCACCTACGCTTGGGATTAATGCGCTGCAGCGTCAAAACCAACAAGATTTGACGGCATTTGGTGTCAATCAGGGCGCCAAAACAGACCAATTCAACCGGCTTTATGGAGTTGCATCGATGGGTGCGAACGTTGCATCAGGCAACCAGACCGCTGGGGCAAATTTCGCCTCACAAGCCGGAGCAAATGCTATTAACGCCGGAAATTCTCAGGCTCTCGCATATCAACAGCAGGGGAACGCCATTAACAGTGGTATTTCTGGTATAGGAACTGCCTTGCTTGGCGGTGGAATGCTTGGTGGAGGCGGAGGCGGCGACACAGTAAGCGGATACACAGGCCCAGCATATTCTAAATGGGTTGCGCAGCAAAGCGGGAGGTTTTAATGTCTGTAGTTAATGAGATTACAAACAACTTGATGGGCTTGCAGGCCTTGGCGCGTGGTCGTCAAGAGATTGAAGCTCAAAATCGACAATTTGAAGATGACCGGGTTGCGTCCGAAAATCTTCGCAAATTTCAGCAGTCTCAGCAATCGGGTGCGCCTGATTACGAGGCCTTGAATGAAGCAATAATTCGCTCGCCCCAGTTATCTCAAAACGTTCTGGCCGGTCTTGGCATACAAGAAAAACGACAAGGTATGGACGCGGCTGATTTTTCGATTAAAGCTGCAAAGGTTTTTGACAACAAACCTCAGCTAATGCAACTTGTTAAGTCGCGCATTGACTACCTTCAGTCACAAGGCCGCGACCCTAAAGACACAATTGAGTTTGCCGAAACCTATTTGCAGGGTGACGTAGAGGGTGCGCGCAACTCACTGAAAGCGGTGTCTGCTGCACTTG